GACACACGATCCGTTTGAAGCAGAAGATACTTGCGAGAAAACAACACGTCAGCAGCCAAAGTATTTCATTGTCGATGTAAAGCAGCAGTTTGATAGCATGAGACAGCTCAAAGCTCACTTATCTGAGAACAATCTTAGTGGTGATGAAGCGATCATCAAGGGATTCCCTATGTCTTATGAAACTAAAACTGAGTATGTGTTCAAATAATAGGAGTTACGATGTTAGATATAATAGAGAAGATACAGAGTGGTTAGATTAGTTTTAATGAAGCGAAGATACTAGCTAGTGGTCTGTGTTTTTCTAAACCAGTTAGTGAGTATAAGATTGTAAGGACTTACTCCGCTGGAGTCTTCGTAGGGTACATAGAATCACGCAATGGTAGAGAAGTAGTAATGACTAAAGCTAGAAGGTTATGGTCGTGGTCTGGGGCCGCTTCTTTATCACAACTAGCTACCGATGGAACATCTAACCCAAACGGATGTAAGTTTCCTTGTGAAGTAGATCGAGTAGAATTACTAGAAGTTATAGAGATATTAGACGTAACAGAAATAGCTAAGAAGTCTATATCTGAGGTAGCTATATGGAAGATGTAAACTATGGCTCTGGCGATGGCTCTGGCTCTGGCTATGGCTCTGGTGATGGCTCTGGTGATGGCTCTGGTGATGGCTCTGGCTCTGGCTCTGGCTAATATTAAATAAACTATTGACTCAATACAAGAGCAGGTGCTACAAGTTCTTGTATGGAACTAAGGAACATTATGAATCACAAGATATCGCTGCTTATTAAATATATTGTCTTAGTAGGTACGTCTGTAGAAGCAGCTAGAAGACTCGGAGTATCGGCTAATACCATCTCTTCTTGGACTACAGGTAGACATGATATGAGACCGATCTACTTTAATCACTTGAGGAACAAATATGATGAGAGCACTCGTAAGCCAGTTACTTCACGGAATAGTGCTAAGACAAGATCCCAGAGAGGTAGCTGAGCACTTCGGTTGCTCTCGTAAGACCGCTGAAGACTGGATCAAAGGAATAAGACTACTATCAGACGATTACTATCATATAGCGATGAGAACCTGCGGACTGAAGCCTATTCTCGATGAAGAGGCGCAGAGCATGATTAACTATCTACTCATCAAGATCGGTAGACATGAACTCTCTAAGAGAGTCGGTTATAAGAAGCCATATGCACACAACATTCACAAGCACAATGGGCTCATAGTGAGCCGTTGGAGATATCACAAACTACTGGAGGTATACACACATGAAATCAACAATGATCCTGCCTTTATTATTAGCGATAAGCTGCGGAACAGATCAAGTCAGAAAAGTTGAGGGGGTACATGGAAGAAATGGAACGAATGGCCGAGATGGTAAGGATGGAAGAGACTACACACCAACGATGCCTGCTACTCCTATACCTATCCCTACTAGGACTGCTGAGCCTGTTCCTCCTAGTACTAACGGAAACACCGATGTCATAATCGTGCTGAATCCTCCGTACCCTAACTGTAACGTAGGAGAGTGTCCTCCTACTGCTGTAGTAGCGTGTGTGTGCCTCAATGGTGAGTGGCAGACAGTATACATTCTCAAGAGAGAGATCAGTAAGTATAACCTCAGGAATCTCGGCCAGTGCTACTACGGATCTTCTTTCGAGTACAGCTGCGATCCTACCTCAAGAAGAGAGCCGCTACCTCTACCTGTTCCAAGGGGGTGTTAGATGAGAAAAGTTACATCATATCTAGATAAGATATATCATGCCCTCTGGACAATCGCTTGCCTACTCACTGCGATCCTAGTTTTTGTTATCGTAGCTGCTAACGTCAAGGCTGAAGAAGGTAAGATCGTGGTGGAAGTAGCTGGTGTTAAGAAGGAATACTCTGCGATGGAGTACAAAGTAGTTAAGAGCATGGATATCTGTACTCCTGCTGAAGATCCTTGCCTTGAGAGAAGGAAGATGGAGAAAGAGGCTATTCGTGACCTACACCGTAAGATGAAGTTCGAATGTCCTCCATGCCGTAAGTGTGTAGCAGAGAACGCTGAGATCACTAGGCTTAAGGCTACTATCCAAGAGCAGAAGATTAGGATCGTATCCCTTGAGCAGCTCATGTCTCGTCCTCCGAATGAGAAGGTTATAGAGAAAGAAAAGACTGTTTTCGTAGACAGAGAAGTTCCAGTGATGAAGAGACACGTTTTCACGGGATTCGCTGCTTATGCTGATGATGGAATGTTACCCACACCTTACATCGATGAAGATGGATACATCTCAGCAGAGACTTACCAATCGCTAGTCGGTGGAGCAGGGTATACCTACTTCCTCAATGACTCGCTAGGACTAGGTATATTCGGAATGGCTGGACAGATCCAGAGAGTTATCGGTGGAAGCATAAGTTTAGCATTATAAGGAGTTAGTATGTTTATACCTGGATGGATAATAGTGGGGTTTATAGTGTGGTATCTGTTCTTTAGATAGAGGTGGTTATGAAATTTAATAGCGTAGATACAGAGTGGAGTCCTATAGAGTCTCAGAGAATAGAAGATATGCTATTAATCGTAGGGAACTACTTGTCATATCGTGGAATTAGTGACTTTCGTACTATATGGGATGCCTGCTCTAAGGAACATCATAAGCTATGGAAAGAGAGAAACAGGAAGTACACTGAGGAGAAGAATGGTGAGTAAGTCTATGCTGATTATTGATACTCCTAAGAGTTGTGAACTATGCAATTTTTGTGGCTATGCTGGTGAAAAAGACAGAGTGTGCTTAGCATCTCCTACTAATCAAATACTTGAAGATGGATATTACACAATAATACCAGATTGGTGCCCGCTGAAAGAGGTGAGTGATGAGTAAAGAAGATGCTCCGAATTTTAGGTTACTAACAATTACAGATTATGCTTGCGATAATTGCAAGTATTCAATCGTTAATGAATGGCATGGATTATATTGTCAGATGTATATGTTCCAGTCAGTTTTAGATGATTATTCTGTATGTGACTCTTGGGAGGGGGAATGAGCCTATTTGGATGGTCATTAATAAGAACTAAAGACTTAAGAAAATACGAAGATAATGAATGCGCAATTCAGAAACTAATAGTAGCCCATAGATGGTTAACTGGGTGGAAAGATTTAGACATTATTTGGGAGTATATTTTTAATAGAAATAATTTTGGTGGTATTGAGTTAACAAGATCAGTGTACGCAAAGGCTAGAAATACAGATGAGTATGGAAGGGAATTAAATGAAAGTAAAATTTAAGAAAAGTGAGTTAGTAGATTTGTATCTACCTTATTGTGGTGTCATTGAAGACAAGATTATAGACCAAACTAGATGGTCTACTATCCATGAGATTGTTTTCAAAAAAGACGATAAATACTATACGACTTCATATTCTAAAGGATCTACTGAATGCCAAGATGAACAACCTTGGGAGTATGAAGATGAAGTTGAGTGTGAAGAAGTGAAAAAGGTTGTTAAGACTATAACGGTTGAAGTATGGGAGCCTGTTGAATGATCGAGATAATAAAAAACATATCTGTAGGTGTTATAGTCATCATTTTTTTGCCAATATGGTTAACTATAGGAGCCATAGCAGCAATTATATGGGGAATACATACGATCGGAGAAGTTGTTCTTGAAATTATAGAAACAGGAGCATTTTGATGATCGATATTAACCTAAAATATAGATATAGTGGACTATTGACTAATAATGAAGCGAGGATTTTGTGTACAGATAGACAAGGTATTCATGATGGTAACAAAGTTTTATCGATGGACTCTTTCGGAGATGTTCACTTACATATAGATAATGGTGTTTGTGCACACCAAAGAGAATATGATCTAATCGAAGTGAAAGAGAAGAAAGTGATTTGGTTGAATCTATATCGTAAGCATAACGATGAAATCTTTTTTAGATCAAAAGAAGAAGCTGACCAATATAGTAATGATGGAAGATTTGCAAGAATCAGAGTTGAATACCAAGAAGGACAGTTTGATGACTGAGAACTGCTATAACTGCGCTATTAGATTCACTTGCAATCTATTCAATGCCTACATCGATGAAGCGTTCAATGCTTATACAGTGCCACACGAACAATGGTGCCATAACTATACTAAGGAGAAATGATGCTTAACATATACACGTTAGCAGGTAAGAAGTTTCTTAAGTGGACTAACGAAGATTGCTCGGAGGAGTATTATACCGCACTAGAGAACATTCGTACATTCACTAGGCATGGAGAAGATGGGCTTAAGTTTATACAGGTAGGACAAGGTTACTACTGTTATACGAGCTATAAGTTCAGTGATCTTGAGGATAGTGTAAGGGGATACTCAGGAGATCATATTTATTTCCCTACAGGAGTACCGGAGCTTATATGAGTAAGTGGCTAGTAGTTATGAATAAGCAGTGTGACTTTTGTGCCGGTATTAAGGGATTTTGCTCAAAACCAGAAGTTAATGGAAAGTCATGCTTTGGTATGTTAGATAATCGTCCTGCTTTCTGTCCACTCACTGAAGTAGAAGAGGCAGATATCAAATATATTAACGTGCGAAGAGAACGATATGAGAAGAGGAGATTGTATGCGGAGCTACCTTAATCCCGAGAGCTCGGAAGAGAATGGATATTTGAGATTGTCGCCTAGATGTGCGAGGTGTGCTTATATCTGTACTGCTGGTGATGATACTACAGATAATCTAGTGTGTCAGAGACATGGCCAGAATCTAACGTTAGAAGAGGCCATGAGCTTTACTTGTGATTACTTCTGCTGATTATTATTAAATGGTGTGTTGAGAGCTCGTTCTGAGCTCCATCCTAATCGCCTTATCCTATTAGCTACAGATCCATAGTTTATACTTAGCTCCTCACATACCTCAATTAATGGTCGCTTCTCTCCATTGTACTCTACGAATATAGTGTTTCGCTTGTTCCTACCCTGTTCTTTAGTGGTACACCAGCGGCAGTTACCCTTCGAGTACCCTAGATCGTTATCAATTCGATCTATTGTATGCTCTGGAGGACGATCTCCCATGTCTCTGTAGAAGGACTCGAATGAGTCTCTCCACTCATCACACATAACGATTCCACGGCCACCGTAGCGACCATAGTCCTTACTTTTCTCGTTATAACACCTAGATCTTATTGTTTTCCATATAACGAACATGGGATGAGATGATCTGCCGTGTGTGATGTTCTTTGTTTTATTATGACAACCACAAGAAGTAGAGTGACCACGCTTTACATCGTGAACAGTTACAACTTTCTCATTGCCACAATCACAAAGAAATAACCACACCTGTCCAGAATTTGGAGTCATGTGGTTGTATCTTATGGCGATTAATTTATTGAATCTCTGACCTGTGATATCGATCTTTCTAGACAAGTGTGCTGTCCTCCTTCTGATAGTTATTACGCCATCAGTCTTGCGCAAGAAGGACAGCTAGGAGGATTTAGCAATTACTGAGTAAACCAGCAAGGAGAATAAGAACAGATATAAGGCATAGCTTTTGATTTAGTGCTAAGAAACGGTGCCTCTGGGATAGTCTTCTCACACAAAGCAGCTATTCCATACTGATCTAATCTACACTGAGCAGAGGCGTGAGATGTCTGTGTTTTTTTCACTCTAGTTCTCGATGGAGTCTCATAAGAAGGAATAGGCTCACCTCCGAGCGAAGCTAATACCTTACCTAGAGCAAGTCCTCCAGCCATAGACCTCTTACAGATGATGTTCTGTTCTTCATCCTGGAACTTAGCACAGTAGTCATTGATCTTACGGTTATAATCAGGAGCAAACCCGCAATTGCACTTATCTTCGCCGCCACTCGATTCCTGCGCAAAGAGCTTCCTAGCTATCTGCTGCACCGCCATATTGTCACTGGATTGTTCGCTACTAGCCCAACTGCCCGAATACAGAGGATAAATAGACATTGCATGAGCTATTTCATGGGACACCACAAGCAAAAATCCCTCTGGTGTCATGTCTTTTAAACGAGCTAGACCCCCGAATAGAGAAACTGTGACTAGTTCTGTGTCACGTTGGCAGTAAGCATTGACCGTTTCCGAGCTCCACTGACGATCGAATACTAGAGTCAGACCGTTCTTCTTGAGAATAGGAGTGTAGACCTGATCAGCAACATCTATGATAGCGTTGAAAGTATTCTCGTCTATTCCACCCACGCCGTACCAATCAGATCCCTGATAAGACTTTTCCTGCTCTTGAGGTAAGAAGGTACGAGTGAACGATACTTTAGCCGCCGGCTCCACTGTCTGAGCTCCACAAGCCATGAATGTGAATATGCCTAGAATCCAAAGCAAACTTCGCATAGCTACCCCCCGATAAATTTTGTGGTTTATATTATTATACCTCAGGTTGTCCTAATCGTGATATACTATTCCTATGCCAAAATTATGCACAGGGGGGATAAACCATTGGATTCTCAATCAATAATCGCATTAGTTTGCGCTGTAGGTGGAGCCATTGGTGGGTTAGTTTACTTCCTAACTGGATCAATCAAGAACACCGTTGATGCAGCAATCAAGGATATCCTTCAGTCTCTTGAGGAGCTTACCAAGGATATAAACTCACTGAGAGTGACTATGGCTGAAAGAAACACTGTTATAGTTTATCTGGAGAAACGATTGGAGAACGTGGAACGAGCTTGCAGGAAGTGCCAGACTAGAGAGAAGGACTCCTAGCCCTCACACCCTCTGAAGTCGCAGAACTGCTCTCCGTAAGCATCCACGAAGTAGAAGTTACGATACGCCTGTATCCTCCAAAACCATCTCTGCCATAGAGGTTTAGACTTGCAAGCCTCTAGCATATCAGCAAGGAAGATCTCGTTTGCTCTCTTAACATCCTCCTTAGTTCTCGCAAGATGAAAATTAAGATCGTGTCCTACACTCGCCTCGTAGAACAAGTGGCTACTAGGCAGAGCTTGCAGGAACTTATTCAGCTCTGGTGTATCGTCAGCTCCGATCCCGTTTGCAGTTAAAATCCGACACGAGGGGCAATGTGTTGGATACTTCATACGCTCACTTCCTTGTGGCAATACTTACAGATCATAAATCACCAATCGTTGATGTTTCTCTTAACTTCATCCTCTAGGTCTGTGCCTTTAAAAATAGCCCTAAGATCCCTATAGTCTATAGAAGTGTTACCTGTTTTTTGCATATAGTCGTTAACGTAATCATATACGTTTATCACTGGTATATCTAAGTCAATGTCTGGATTTTCTCTCATAAGCTGTCTAATAGCCCTGATTCTATGAGTCCCATTTATTGCCTGACCTCCATAATCTAATATAGCAGGGCCGTCCCAACCATTTTTCTTAATAGAATCTGCGAGCTCATTGATATAATTACGATCGAAGTCCTTCTGTAGTAATCTAATATTATCATTCCCTACATGGAACCAATCTGGTTTTTTGTATGAGATATCAGGTTTCTTCATCTTCTTAAATGGAGCCATAGCCATTGAAGGTAGCTGCTCTGCGTATAGACCTTCCTCTCCCCTCTCCTGAGGATCAAGGCCGATCTTATCTGTCCATGAGAAGTTATCTATAGCAGATCCTAGCTGCTGTCCTAAGGAAGGGGGTTCAATAGGAGCTATCTGCTTTTTTTTTTCGTCTTCCTTCTCTGCCTCAAGTACAGCCTGCTCTACCATCTTAGTATACTCAGGATCTCGACTAGCCATGAGAAAGTGCTGGATAGCAAACGCTTTTGGCCCTTGTCTAATGGCCTGAGACATAAGAGGAGCGTACTTGCCAAACTTGTTCGGCATATACTCTAAGACCTTAGCGATCTTGTCTGCTCCATGAGCCATAGAGATGTTACCGTATCTCTCATAGCCGATCTTTCCGCCGTATATTGAGGCAGCAGCTAGAGGATTACCAGAAGCAGCTACTTGAGCAGCATGAGATCCTACTGTGGTGTTAGTAAGACCTGTATTCATCTTATTGCCCTGCTCTCTAGCGTATCTATTCGTAAGCAGCTTCTCCATAACCTTAGTATCGCCGTAGAGCTTCCTCTGTTTATAGAGATCTGCTAGAACGTCTGTCTTACCTAGAGCCTGTTCTCCCTTAGTAACAGCAGCATCAAGATGCTTCTTAACTACATGATACGCCTCTCCTGCCATCAGAGCTTTATCATCTCTCATCGGCTTATCGAACTTAGCAGCTCTACCTAACTGCTCCTTAAGCTCTTGAGCCTGGATGATACCGATATTATCCTCTCCTAGGCCGCTAATAGCCTCGATGATATTATCGTACTGATTCTTGATATCTCTATTGAGTGGTGACTCGTAGAATCCGCCACTTTCTTTCCTAAACTCACCAGCCGCCGACTGAGGGGAAAAGTATCTCTCTCCTGTCTCATCGATCATCTGATTGATTTCGCCGATTCTGCTGCCAGAAGACTTGCTAAGTGCTCCTGCTCTTTTCTGCATAAGAGGAGTGTTCGTACTTAGAACTCCTTCCTTAAGAGCTGTAGCTCCTGCTTGCTGAACCCTATCAGCTCCGAGAGACTTGATAGTTCCTCTCTCAGCTCCTAGCTGTGCTGCTGCTCTATTCGATGCAAAGTTTCTCACAGCTCCAGGAGTAGCCCCGATCACGTTACCTACTGCTGCTCCTCCTAGTCCGAAGATCCCGCCGATAGCTGCGTCTGGTAGTGCCTCGCCTACTGTCTCAGCTTCACTAGCTCCATACCCTTGCAAAGCTCCTGCTGCTATAGGAGCTACCCACTTAGACCCTCTTATCGCTGCACCCGCTGCCCCTCCACCTGGAATGAGCCAAGGAGCTACTGCGCCTCCTACTTGAGCGGCTCCGTAATATCCTGGATGAGATGCTTGAGCCTGCTTGAACTTTGTCCTCTCCTCAGGGAGAACTTCTTCGTATGGCCTAGCTTCCATCTGAGATCTGATCCTTGCCGCTATCTCGTCCGCAAAGTCTGAGGTTAATCCCTGCGCTCCACCTCTAAGAGCTGATTCTGTCCTTGAGGTAGGAGTAAAGCTCTGCTCTGGCATCCAAGGACTCTCGTCAGGTATAAAATCAGGAGATTCCGAAGACTCTAGCTTCCGCATCTCTTCATCGGATATAAAATCACTCATTTTGCTTTCCTCCACCCGCCTGGAACTTTCTTATAGAGAACATCGCCGATCATCTTGCTGCCAGCCATATCAGGAGTAACAAGAGGCACACTAGAAGCTGGTGTCTCAGACTTATTCTTAGATCCGTAGATCGAATCATAGGTCGTAGTCTCAGGAGATACCGAGTTGATGAAGTCCTCAAATAACTTCTTCTTAGTAGCGATAGTCTCTTTAGGATCTCCAGGAGAAGGAAGCATTGGCTCCACGATATTCCTGAAGTCAGAGTCAGATCTGATACCAGGAACTTTGTTGATAACCTGAGAAGCTATCATCGCTCTATATGCTTGAAACTCAGATCTTGACCCTCCCATCCAGCTAGGAGCGTTACCCCTAATAACTGAGAACTTGCCACCCTCGTCATAAGACCTAAGCACGTTATCCTTCACCTTCTTGAACTCATCAAGAGCCTTCTTCTCGGAAAGTGCCTTAGACCTGAGACTGTTAGGAATATCCTCTCCTGCTGCTAGTGGCTCTCCTGTAGGAGATACTGCTGATTCCTTATCCTTACCAAGTGCCGCTGCTCTAGCTCTATCTAGTTCTGCTTTAGCCTTGATAGCATCTATCTCTTCTGGCGATCTTTCTCTCTGAGGAGTGGTAGCTCTAGGCATATTCATCTTATCTCTTTGGATACCAAGAGACTCTCTACCTAATCCTATCTTCTCCTTCTGAAGATCAAGAGCTTGCTGAGCCATAGATCCTCTCTGCTGTGCCATCTCTCCTGCCATATCTAGCTGCGCTCTACCCTTAAGAAGCTCGTTAGATTTCATTAGATCTGCTGCTGACATAGTGTCGATAGCATTATACGAGTCGCCTGTATTCGGATCTTGTGTCTCGAATTCCTTCAGATATTTGCCGTAAGTAGACTTGAACATCTGCTGGTAACTTCTCGATATATCGCTAGTAGGATCTTGTAGCTTAATAAGCTCGTCTTCTTTCCTAGATCCTGCAAGTTCCTCAGTAGCTTCCTGTCCTAACTTTCTCTTAGTAAGGTAGTCAGTGATCTTAGACTTCCTATCTTCCTCTGCATCTCTAGGAAGTGTTGCTGCTCTCTGCCTGATACCATCGAAGATTGACTTATCTGCTCCAGGGCCGCCTCTGCCTACTGACTGAGCTGTAGCCATTCCTGCAAGTGCTTGACCTACATCGGCCATCATCGCTAAGTTAGATGCTTTACCTCTAGCTGTCTTAATATCCTCACCCTTGTTCAAGGCATCATAGAGCTGCTCAGTGTAGACCTTGGCTTTATATCTCTGACCTCTCTCTGCATCTAGTCTGCTATCTCCTACAGGATAATCTACAGGGCTACGATCTGCTGGTAGCTTCTTGCTAGGATCTCGGAGAACTTCCTTAGGAGCTTGAGATAAAGCAGGATAAGACTGATCCTCTGGAAGATCTTGTTTCAAGTATGGCTGAGCCCAGTCCTGATAGTAATCTGGCTGATCCTTAAGCTCATCTTCGTACATTCTATTGATAGGCATATCTAAACTCTCCTTAAAAGTCTAATCGGTTATATTTTTGGTTCTTCCAGCTCTCATCAGTGCTATATGGCTCGTAGCTATAACCGTTATTCGGAGCTACCTTATCAGGAGCAAACGGACCTTTGTCGTGAGTATACATATTGCCGAGAACGCTAGTAGCTCCACCTGCTAAACTACCCCATAGTTGACCTTGAGTAGCTACACCCTGATTAGCCTTAGTCTGATACCTGTTAGCTTCACCACTCTTAAGGTTAGCCAGAGCTTGTTCCTTCGCCATAGTATCCGAGAACTGCTGACCAGGCATGGTGTACTTATTCATAGTCTGCTGCTTATTGTAGTTCTCAGCTCCTATGTTGCTTACTCCCTGCCTAACATCTCTGTTACCTAGATCTGCTCGTAGCTGATTGCCTACGTTGAACTGATTTGTTCCGCTCATCATAGAAGCGTTAAACTTGGCTGCGGCATCTTTAGCTGCTGCAATCTGTGACTCTTGAGAGAAGTCCTGACCTCTGACATTACCTGCAAGAGAAGCTGCTTGCCCACCTGCCTGAAGTGCTCTGTCTTGTGCCATTCCTGCGATCTCAAGATCTCGCTGAGATTGTCTAGATCCTGCTGCTTGGTTTGCTGCAAGCATAGCCATGAGCTCTCTACCTGATCCGCTGACTCCTCTCTGCCTAGCGTTCTCCATAGTAGCTTCACGTTGACCTCTAGCAGTAGCAAGTTCCTGATTCTGGATCTTGTTAAGGTTAGCCTCGTCCGTAAGGTTAAGTCCTCCCTGATCCCTTAATCTCTCAAGAGCTGCAATCTGAGACATCTGAGAACCACGAAGAGCTGGATCTGTGCTGATCCCTTCCATCGCAGTAGAGCCCATAGTGTAGGCTTGGGATTCCTCTGGTGTTACATCACCAGCATACTCAGGAGAAGTGTACTCTACAGGCTGATAGTTAGGATCTTGAACGTTAGAGATCCCTGCCATAGCCTCTTCGCTAGCTCTCTTGGCTTTACCTTCATCTCTCGATGGATCGTAGAAAAAATAGTCTAGTATGCTCATGTTATTTCCTTCCTGTTACACGTTTCCATTCACTACTGATGGAGCCGCCAGCAGCCTTGAGTGGGTTTACTGAATGATCGCCCTGAGTTTTCTTCTTCTTCTCTGCTGCCGCCGCTGCCGCTGCCGCATCTGCTGCCGCTTTTTGCTGAGCATAGAAAGCATTAGCGTTATTCTGTGCTGCTATATCTTGGTTGACCTTAGTCATGTCTGCTACAGGTGGAGGAGCATATCTCTTAGCTATATCTGCATTAAGATTCTTAAGAGCATCTTCTTGAGCTTGTGTGCTGAGTCTAGCGGTATTAGCCGCTGTAGCATCTTCCCAGCTCTTATTCACAAGTGCTGATTTATCTTGTGCTCCTTGAATAGCTGTACCTAGATTACTAGTAGCTGTCTGTAGCTGCTTACCTGTCTGACCGTACTTAGCTTGTGTCTCTCCTAATCTACCTGATCCTCCTCCTTGAGCAAGTAGAGCATCATACCTTCCAGAATACTGCTGACCTGGTTGCTGGTTGTTCTTCTGAAGAAGTGTCTGGATACCGCTGAATGACCCTAACTGATTTGCTTTCTCAGTAACATCCGTAGCACCTTTCTGTAGCCCAAGATATCCAGGAGTAGTAGTAGGATCTGTGATCCCACCTGCACCTGCATAAGTTCCAGGAGCAGCAGTTGATTTGCCAGAAGCAACATCATTATAGGCCGTATCGCCTAACTGAGGGGTTGTACCTGTAATCTGGTTGCCAACATCGCTCTCCCAGCCCTGGATACCCTTCTGCACGTCCATGCCTTGAGTCTCAACATCACCAGCCACCTTATTGGCAATCGCTGCTCCTTGGCTAGGATCTCCTAGATACTCCTGGATATTCGTCCATGAGCTCTGAGGCACGTTACCAGCAGCAGGGCCGGTAGAACTTCCACCGCCGGAGCTATAGCCGCCGCCGAGCTGACTAGATCCTCCTCCTGGAACTACATTCTTATTCTTGAACTCGTTATCATCCCTAATGATTGCCATCTGTTACCCCGCAAAAACAGTGTAAGTTATGTTATACTTGTCAGTAGAAGTAGGCGTTAAACCGATTATGTTAGTAATAAGGATACCCTTACTAGCATCATATTTCCATTGCATACCTACTACGCTAGCCAAGGTGAAGTTAGAGCCGTTAGCAGGCTGGATATTGCCGATAGTAACCGACTGTGGAGCTCCTAGCTTACTGTTCCAAGGAAGTATTATCGGAGTAGTAAGAGTAGGCACTCTATCTGTCAGAGAAACAATGATATCAGCAGCCATATTATCCTTGAGCGTTATACCCTTAGATAAAGAGGTGATTACTCCATCCATGAAGACATTAAGAGGAGTGAAGAGGTTTCCTATCCAGTCCTTCTGGTCTAGGAAGTCTTCGATGAGCAGTCTTCTTACGTTAGGTAGCTTACTCATGTATCTGTACCAACTTTCTCGCTGATATTCGTGCCGATTACGCTGATACCTTGGATCTTCCAAGGACTGAAGCACACATCATGCTCAAAGCCTACCTTTAGCCAGCTTGCTCTCTTGTGATTCCTAGGTACTGCTATCCTCACAGGACGTCTTCTAGGCGAGTTACCACCCCAAGGAGCGATTCCCCAGGGGAATAGACCCCAAGGAGAGGCCATAGATCCCTCGATTGTCTCATAGAGGATCTGAGGATACTGATCTGTCTCGAAGCTCACTGTGCCTTGGCCGTAGAAGTCACTCAGGAAGATCAAAGTAGCTTCTCTGTAGTGCTTATTGATACCTGGATTCTGGAAAGCGTTAGGAGTCCACTTAATCTTGCAGTCTATAGGATCTAAGATCTGAACTGCTCCAGTTAAGAACGTGATCGGATATTTCAATGTAACAGTATAGACAGCTCCAACATTAGAAACAGAAGCAATCTCACACCAACGAGTATCAAGCTGATAGAGAACTCTTCCAGCCACTAGATCGCTAGTTCCTGCATTGAATACTACTGTGCTACCAGAGGAAGAAGTGATCGATAGAGTATTGACGTAATCAGCATAATCGAATGATGTAAAGCTCTTGCGCTCTACGTCCATCCACTTATGAGTCCTATCACCTAAGTACATTCGATCATCATAGGGATTCACGCCGCCACAAGCCTTTGCTAGTGTGCCTCTCGTCCAGTTGTTTGTGATCACGTTATAGCGGTAATACTGAGTAGGATATACATCAGCTGCTACTGTAGGAAGAAAGAGAGTGTACGATCTCTCAGACTCATAGCCTACTGCAAAGGCGTTCAGGAACATATCCGCTGCATCTGTAGCAAGTAGATCCAGTAAGTTCCTTTCTATAGGACGTGATACAATTGTCACACCGTTTTCTGTAATAGAAACAACCCCTTGAGTAGTAAGAGCAAAGATCTGGTTGTTTAGTACCAGAGCACCATCAGGAGCTATGCATTTAACCGTACCATCAAGAAGTGCGATCTGGAAGTTACTCGGATCTGTTCCCCAAAGTCTCCACACTCCATCCTCCTTGAGGATGAATAAAGAATCCCTGAGAGTAAGAATTCTATAGATTGCTTCATCTCTCGATCCTACAAACCACTGATTATTCAATGGGAAAGCATCTGGAATACTTGGCTTTGAGCAAGCTAGACCGTTAGGAACTACGTTATAACTAGATGATAACGCCCCTCCTACCATATTAGGTATGAAAGCCTTAGGACGATTTGAGTTAACAGTAAACTGCAAAGTAGACGCCTCGAAGCTCTTTCTCCATATTCGTATTCTACCTATGAGATCTTCCTGGATATTGACCACATAGGAGGATTGCAGGCCAGAGGTAGAAGTAGCAAAGTATTGATTTATCATTGCTGATAAGCTCTGCATCGTCTGAGCTGTGTTATACTCAGTAGTTCCTCCTGTTATTACGGTGAACTGAGCCCCTGTAGGAACTCCTACAACACCAGTGAATACTACGCCTGCGATAGTAAGAGTATCACCTGCACGAAAGTTGTTCACGTTAGCACTACCAGCAGCAGCAGTAGACTTTAGAGTGAGGTATAGATCAGGAGTCTCGGTGAAGTTAGATAGGAAGACACAGTCTCTAAATAAAGCTATGTCTTTGGCTAGAGGAGGAGGAAAGTTAGAAGACTCTGATCCTTCTCTTGAGTTACTAGTGTATAATGCTGTTCCTAGCATCTCATCAATACATACATCTAAAACTTGAGTGTCGCCTGTAGGGATATCTATAGTTTCCTCAAAGCATAACTGAAGTTCACCTATGTTAGGACTTAAGCTAGAAGCAGATCTATATACCCTGATCTTGTCTCCTACCTTAACAAAGCTAGGATAGAATACTGCAATATTGGTAGATACTGGATAACCAGATGGGTTGCCTGGATTATAGTATGGAGAAGCTGGGTCACTAGTATCGTTCTTAAGATAGAACGGTGAGCTAGGGGCACTCTCATACTCATTTCCATTAGCGTCTGTTCTTACAATCGTAGTCTTATAATAAACTGCATAGTTAACTGCTAGCCAGTAGGGACTACTAGTCGAAACTAAAAGAGGTGAAGCTGCCTTAATATCCCTAGCTACTGGAAGCCCAGCATACTCAGGGTATGCGTTAAGAGCATCTAGTTTAATCAGACCTTCTGCTGTCGTGATATATAGGTTTCCTCGCTCCTGTAGAGACTGAGGTTTGATATCGCTAAATAGTGCTACGTCCCAGAGCTCACCTAACGGACCATCGTTATCTCTCCACCCTGAGGTAGCAGGGGAGAAATACTTAAGATGATCGTATGGGCCTGTATTATTGTGGACGAGAGAAAGTATCCCGTTTTTGTAGAAGAAGATCCTCTCTAGCATCTCACCTGTAGCAAAGTCAGCTCTAGTAAGATCGCTGAGAGAAGCGAAGGTTAGTCCTCTTCTAGGCTCGGCTATGGAGTCCTTATCGATCACGATATTATCCGCTACCGATAAAGCTCCCTCTGGAACTGCACTCATATCGTTAGGGAACGTATAAAGTCCCCTCAGTTTCATCATTAGAGATTGACTCATTACCAGTTTCTCCAATCTGATTTGATCTTCTTAAGACCGAACTGTTCCCTAGGAGTGATTAGCCTGATCGCTGTTTCTCCGTATTCCTGCAACTTCTTCATAGCGATTCCTGCTGCCTCTTGGTTGTTATCTGCCTCATGGAGCTTAACAACTACGAGCTGAGCCAGAAACGGGAAGAACTCACTCATCACCTCAGGAAGACAAGTGTATCCAGCAGGAGCCAGCCAATCGCCGACCTTGACTTGAAGTAGTCCTTCTCTGTTCTTAGGAAGATCTACAAAGCTAATCACAGAGTCGCTCATTCCTGGAGTGATCACGTTAATAGAGTAGTCGAGGCCGTAAGGAGTGTAAGGAACTGTGTTACTCACGAAGTCTACCTTAATAGCACTTGCCCATGATGAAGGATAACTTGTCACGGTTACAGTCTCAGCTACCGAGTCTACTTCTGTGATCTGAGCACATTCGCTAGGAGTTACTAGAAGAGAAGTCCTCTGTGGATATCTCATTCTAACTACGCCTTGAGTAGCGTTAGGTGTTGGGTAGATAACAATGTGATCGTTCTCGAAGTAGAATCCTCTAGGATAGAGCCCTGTCTGAGTAGTAGCTACGCTCGTAGGATCTAGTGGAGATATGTTAGTTACAGCCTGATTGTTGATATACTGAATCAAGCTGCATATCCCTCCTACTGCTCTCTCTGGGATAGGATAGATCGCCTGATTAGCTATAAGATCGTAGTCTACGAATGTCTCGTAATACTTCTCTCTCGCACTTAGGATCAGAGGAACAACTTGTAATCTGATCTCCTCAGAAGCTAGGAGCAAGATATTCTCTGCTGAGAACGTACCTGCTGAAGCATCGGGAAACATACCTCTGACCTTAACGCTCTTGATTAGATCTAGCGTAGTATAAGCACTCATAGTTACCTCTATTATCTGACGAACTTATTGTAGAGCTCCTCGATCATCGCCTTTTGCTCAGGAGTAACGCTCATAGCCTCTTCAGCAGGGAACAGCTTAGCTTCTTCTGCCTCTACTCCTTCGTGTCCAGCTTCTTTCATGTACTCGCCGAGCTCACCTTCTTCTTCTTCACCTTCTACAGGTACAGCTTCTTCAGCTACAGGCTTCTTACCGCCTAGCTTGCTGTTATCCATCTCATCGATCTTGCCCATAAGCGATTCTAACGCTCTACTCTTAAGACTCTTCTCTTTCTCGTTCAAAAACATGGCTGTTCCTTTCTAGCAATCAATAGCTGTGGTGTACTCTTCGCTCTCTTTAACCTTGCAGTAAATAGCACAAGCAAGTGATCCCGTTATGTCTGTAATGAATGTCTTAATATCATCCGACGAAGGGAAGATAATTATCGCAGAACTAGCTTTAATATGCTCCTTACCATCTCTACGTGACTGCTCGTCTTTATAGAGAAGAAGTGTAACATTAAGAAGTGCTGCATCTACATCGATTGAGAAAGATCCTATTCTGAAATATTCAGCTTGGTATCCATTCCCTAAGTCTCTTGTAAGTTTCAGTGCCATGACTGTTCCTTTCTATGTTAGTATGCCCATGTTGGTTTTGATTCTAGTTCTACGTCACCAGATAATCTATATATGGTAGAACTACCACTAGCGTGAAATAGTCCGAAGGTATTAGCGTTCGAATCACAATACGCTGTAGTTGTAGTTATTGATCCATTACCTTCTGAAGCCGCAATACTTTGAGCATAACCCGCTACATTTTTAGTGGTTACTCCAGCTACAGCAAAAAAAGCACTTGTTCTCGTTGCACTAGATACTACCGCATTGACAGTAAATCTCATTCTCCAAGTATTATCTTGGCATTGATATGGAACAAATATAGCCCTTGTTATAGCAGATAATGTTCCACCACCAGAACTAAGAGTAACAGTAGGAGCATTACCCCCATTATAAGTAGTGCCATGAAGATACTGCTTAAGCCCTAGTCTCGTAGCTGTAGCGTTATCTAAGTTGGTGTTGTATGCTGGGAATAGTCCTGAGCTGTTCTCTGACACTTGACCGAACCCCACAGCAGCACCGGCCGAAGTTTTGCGGACTCGCCATCGGTCGTTGGCTGTTATCGGGTAATTACCAGAAGTACCACCCCAAGTAGCAGGAAGATTAGATCCATAGATACCGAATCCAACTAACAATGTTGTAGAATCTACAGATCCAATATACATACCATAATACTTTGCAGTACCGTCAAGCCTGCCAGCTTTTGCATAACGATCATGCTCCTCAAGGGGAATCCAGTTACCCGTTCCTCCTGTTTGGATCTCTATGGTAAGTTTATCTCCTGACTGAATGGGACTTTGAAACTTAACATACTTATCATAAGATCCTGTAGTTGCGGCAGAGTTGAATGTAGGAATTAAACTTCCTGCTTGTCCATAAGCGAAACTTGTTGTGTCTCCTGCACCTGTAGTAGAACTATTACTCGCATACTCAACATCATTCTGCGCTAGGTTTACTGTGCCGCTTCCTGCCCATTCGGCGATTGGGATTGTTATGTCGATTCCCAGTGAGTAGAGATATCCGGTAGCATCTCTAATGTCTGTTCCTCTGACGATTACGTTGTTGTTTGTATAAAACTGTAGTTGTGTTCCTGAAGCTCTAACTGCATATCCAATCCCTGATACCTCTGTAGCACTTCCTTGAACCCCTTCATTCAAGTTAATACCTGCGTACCTGTCTGATGTGCCGTTATTGTCCCTAATACTTATACCGCTTATTGGTAGGTTCATAGTGACACCAGAGTTGTCGGACCCAGCAGCAGCATTAGTGAATAAGATTGTTCCAGCCATTCTCAAGGTTTCACCTACTCGCCAGTTTATTATTTTATTAGTCGTGGCTGAGATAGTAACACCTGTAACGGCACCAAAGTCTGAAGTAGCATAAGATTTCGTCCTAATACCTTCAACCACCGCGCCTTGAGGAGTAGGCTTGTACCCTACAGATACGTTATCGATCTTAAGCGTATAAGCACTTGCGTTAGTCGAAGCCACATGAAGGATCAGCCTATAGCTAGTTCCTGCTGTCAATCCGAAGCTAGTTGTGAACGTGCCGATTAAGTTAGGTAAGCTCACTGCTGCTGGAGTAATTAGAACTGAGTTAGTAACATCGTAAACATATACCGACATATCGCTAGAGGCATAAGATCCCCCTGGAGTGATATCGAAGTTGATTCCTACGAGCTTACCCTTATCTACCGCTGGAATAGTGAAAGCATAAGCTACGCCTTGACCTTGGCGGTTAGCTGCATCTTTAGTAAAGACCGCTGAGACAAGTCCTCTGATAGGTGATGAAGTAGAAGCTGTGAAAGTAACAGTAGGAGATCCTCCTGTACCATCTACAGGTGTTGCTGCTGCTGCATCTGCATACGTTACCCATCCGGTAGGTACGGCGGCGTTAGCAGTTTCTTCAAAGAGTGGGTTAGAGATGTAGTTAATCTCTGAGCTACTACCTGATCCTGAGCCTACAGGTGTCTCCACTCCTGCACTGTTCTGGATATAGAGCTTGTCGTCAGTCTTAGCGTAGACCTTAACTATACCCGCTGCTGGAGCTGTAGGAGTAGCAATCTCTGTTAAGCCAACATCTCCTGCTACCGATAGTAATGAAGTAGGGCCAGAAGTACCAATACCTACGTTGCCATTACCCTTGATGATCATCTTTATACTTGGAGCCCTGCTGCTAGTGCCAGTAGTTCCAGCCGTTGTAGTTCTTAGCTGAATATCTGAAGCTCCGGTTCCTGTAGTAGACCCAGAGTCTAAAATTAAGTTGCCACCACCCTGATTACTAGTCCCTGGTTGACTGCCTCCAGCAACTACAGTTAGGGAGTTACCAACACTGCCAGATGTAGCTCTTTCCATACCAATTACTCTAGCTGCTGTTCCGTCTATTCCTATTATTTGCGTAGGGCCAGAAGTACCAATTCCTACGTTACCGTTACCAAGTATAGTTACTTTAGTTGTCGGTGTTCTATCTGCTGTTCCAGTTGTTCCTGCTGTAGCAGTCTGAAGCTGTATGGTAGAAGTTCCCGTTCCTGTAGAGATACCAGAGGATAAGATCAAGTCTCCACCTGCTTTATCGGTAGCTGCTGAAGTAGCTCCACCTGCTGTATGGGTGAAACTTACTCCAGCTGTATCTGTAGTAGTATTTCTGTTAACTCCTACAGTTTTAGCAGCATCACCAGTAAATAGAAGGTTTCCAGTCATGGTATCGCCGGCTACGTTTACGGCTCCATCATCTAGGGAATCAAGTGCCGATTGAACAGTTGTATTAGCACTCGATAGGATTTTATTGAAAGCTGATACATCATTACCAATTGCGCTCGATGGATGAGAGTCTGCGTCTGACCTACCAGCGAGTGAATTATGGTTAGAGCTTGTATTAGATATTCCAGGGGAAACAGTATTTTTTAAGTCTGTAACCGACCTTATTCTGATCCTTGCGTTGTTTCCGTTAAAACCGCTCTGATACTCCATAGTAATTTGATACATAGCTATAATCTCTCTAACTGGCAAAGTTCCAAGCGATAGAGATTTAATTGAGATAGCCTGCACCGCTGTTAAGCTGTTTACAGAAGTCTGTCCTGGAATAAGAATAAATCTATTGGCTGTTTCCTTAGAGTTAGTAGCCATGATGTAAGTATTAAAGAAGTTTCCACTTGGTACGTTAGTCAAAGCCCATGTAGCCGAGAAGGTATTGATCTTAGGTACGTTAGCAAGCCAGAAAGCAGGAATAGAATCCCCTGTATCTTTAGCCCAATCTCCATTTACTCCAGATCTGTACCACTTATCGAAAGAGTCTGTTTTTAACTTATCAGCTAGTACGTTCTTTATATCTTCATCCCAAAAGCTCGTAGATCCAATAGCAATCTGAACATTAGTAAGTGTATCGTTATTTAGAGTATAACCACTTGCGCTACCACCTGATTCATATTTAGCACCATAAACAAGGTGATCATGAGCGTGTTCGCTTGCTGACCATGATATTCCATGTCTCTCATCAAAGAACATATAATCTGAGGTAGCTGCGTTCCAGTAGAGCCCTGCATACATTACCTGATTAATAATATCAGGAGTTGTGGTTGAAGTAGTTGTAAGTGCTGCGTCTGTGAATACTATGAAGTAATTTCCAGTTACGTTAGGCACTTGAACGTCAATATCTGCTACCGATGATACTCTCGTACCTTTATACCAATAAGCAAAAGGATGAGCTATTCTTACGGTTCTAGCTCCTTGATAGGTAACTGTAGGACTTCCTACTAAACCAATAGGATCTCCTGAGTCAGTGACACGTTGAGAGAATGGAAGGATGCTAGAAGCAGTAGCTAGATCAGCTATCTTAGTTCCTGAGTCCTTAATTAGTTTTCCAGTTGTAGAATCGAAGACAGGAATATCTAAGTCCACCGCACTTGCTGGTCCTGTTACCTTCGCACTCAATGCTGTAGTAGTAGCCAAACTAGAGAGAAGCACTCCTGAGTCTTTAATTATTGACCCTGTAGCTCCATTGAATATAGCGATATCATCACTAACCGCTGATCCTGGTCCTGTTACTTTACCATTGAGCTGAGTCTGTACTGAATTAGTTACTCCTGAGAGGTATCCTAGTTCTGCTACTGTAGTCGCCGATGCTTCTACTACTCCGAAAGAGTCAGTCTGAAGTGCTCTATCACCTGTGAGAGCTTCCATCTTAGCGAACTCTATTCCAGCAGTAAGAGAAACCATGTCGTTTATAATTACGCTGCTCTTGATCGTTAATCCCGCTGTAGGATCAGCTAGGATATCGCCTACTACTGAAGTATCCACAGCTTGAGGCAGGCTGCTAGCATCTCCTACCGTTACGTTATAGTGTGGCAAGGATAAGCCTGGAATAGAAGCCCATACGAGCTCACCTGATTGTCTTACGAGAGCTTGCCCGTCTATACCGTCCGTATCAGGGAAGGTAAAGTCATAATCTGCGCTAGGATCTGCGTTAAGAGTTACGAAGTTGGTAGTGCCTAGCTTAAGGCCACCTGATGTTATGATAGTAGAAGGGCCAAAGTCTGTATTGATCTTCGATCCTGCTATGTTTGCTGTAGGAGATATATCTGCGTTAGTTATCTGACCTGTGAGAGTAAGTGCTGCGTAAGGAATATCACCAGGATTGATCTGAAGCTGTGAGTAAGCTATTGCTGCATCAGGAGCTAGGTTAAGTCCTCTGATGTTAGTGATCGTATTTAAGTCTGCATCTATCACTTTATTAGTTAGAGTCTGAATAGAGCTAACGTCTACTAGGTCTATTGTCTCCCATGTAGCGAAGCCGTTAGATCCTACGCCTAGCCTGTAATCTGAGGAGCCGTCTTTTCTCCATGTGATCAGATCTGTCAAGGCTAGTCTGAGAACGCCTGAAGCAGAGATCGAAGCTGTCTTACTCTTGAAGTAAGGAGATGCTACCCCGTAGGTTGCTCCTAGGTCTAGATCTGCTGACGTTAAGTGCCAAGCTCCACCTGTCTTAGCTAGCACTCCTCCTGGTATTGCCTTGAGGTAGGCTGTTACTGAAGCACCCCACGATACATCATTAGTATCGGGGATAGTATATGATATCCCATTAAAAACTATGACTGACGACATATAAAATCCCCAATATTAATTAAAGTCCACGAGAGTACGTTGTTGCGCCAACTACAGCTCCACCCGTTCCACCAGCTAGAGCAGCAGCAGATACCGCTATGCCTGTGCCGTTAGAAGTAGCAAGAGCTATCAGGTTACCCACTACACCAGCCTGATTAGCTTTGATCGTAACTACGCCTAGAGCAGAAGTAGCTCTTACATAGATATTCACTGTAGCTAATGAGTTGATGAGAGCAGCTAAGTTAGAAGCAGTCTTAGTAGCATCTACTTCTTTCTTGAACTGAGCTCCTACTGGTGCACCAGTTACAGCGGTAAGAGTTACGCCTGCTACTGCTACTGTATCGTTGTTAGCTACTGAAGCATAAGTAACGGTCATAGTACCACTTGCTGCTACTGCTGCTACCGCTGCCTTTTGAGCTACTACCGAACCAGAGATCGTTCCTGCTGCTATTCTACTAAACAAAGTAGATAGAGCTGTCATTTCCCCTCTAGGATCTGTGGAGCTCTTCACATAATCGTTAACGTCTGCACGAGCTACGTTAACTGTAAGCACTAATGATTGAGTCATGATTATATCCTTTCAATGGAAAGAGAGGAGGCAGATTACTCCACCTCCCCTACATGGAAAGCCTGTTAGGAGTTGACGATCGCTGTGAACTTAACTGCCATTGCTGGACGGCTAAGAAGAACAGCAAACTCTGCTCCTGCTCTCAAGCTATAGCCAGCATAACCAGGAATCTCTTGGAAGAATTCATCAGTTTTGCCTGGACGTTGGAAGCTAAGCTCTTTCGCTCCTACTCTCGATAGGAACTTAGGAGGAATTAAATAGCACTCACCCTCTTTTACACAGTTATTCACGATTACACTGATCTTTCCATTTGGACCGTGATAGACGATTCCTTCTGTTCCTGTTTCAGAGTCAGAAGACGAGTAGCTCGAATCATACATTCTAAGAGCCGCTTGATCGCTGTTGAGGTTCTGATAAGTAACAGCAGATACCATGAGGACTGCATCATCCTTAAGACCGCCGATTGCTACTGCTTGAGCTGCGCCGCTAAGAACTTTAGCCATTGTGAGCGAAGCAGATCCACAAGCATAAGTCTGACCTTGCCATAGAGGATAAACGGTAGGATCGATTCCAAAGTAAGAAGCGCCGCCTACGATTTGCTTCTCAAGGCCAACCATGTCGTTCTCATAAGCTCCTTTAGGAACAAAGAAGACAGTGTACGATGCTTTTGCAGTATCGATAGCACCAGCGAGAGTAGCAGAAGCGCAAGTCATGGTGATAGTTCTTGTGGAAGCTACAACCTTAGTAACTGTGCAAGTGGTGTTAGTAGAATCAGCGATCTTAGTGATCGTGCCAGCGTTATCCTGATATGCTTCGAGAACTGCGCCTACTGCTCCACCCCAGATACCACCGGCCCACTGAGCTGCTGTGATTACTACGGTCTGAACTGCTGTTGCAGCAGAAGTAGAAGAAGCTGTACCCCAGCCAGTTGTACTCTTACCGTAGAGCATACTGATCTCAAGGTAACGAGCTAGTGATTCATACATTACTCTCGCTCTCAAAGTAGCTTCAGTGATGAACGATTGTTTTGAATTGGCCATTCTATTGGCCACGGACTCTGAAATTTGAGTAAGGAGGATGATTGGAGCTGCATCTACTTCGATCTCGTCATAAGCAGCAGCAGAAGCGCTGTTAAGAGCGAATACCGAGCCGTCACCATAAGTCACGCCGTTTTCGTGGCTGAGCTGTACAGGAACGAGATACTTACGACCTTCTTTAGTCGCCTCTGTAATTTCTGGAATTAACTTCATTAGAACGCTGTTCTCAGGCATTAAACTGGTCGCTTTGTCCTGGATGTATTTAAACTGTGTGTTCAAACTAGTAAGTGTATTTTCACCTGCCATGATATAAATCCTTCTTTGATTAAATAATAAATTGTAATGATTGTTCGCTTGGATCTTGCTACCGATGAGGTTGCACTAGGTTGTCACTGAGAGTGAGCCTAAAAGTGGCCGAGAGTGGAGCTTGTCCACTAGGAAAGGTTAGGGGGGAGGAACGAGGAACTATAAGCCCCTCATTTCCTTCATGATTTGCTGCTGCCAATCGTGGCCTGATAGTTTCTTCGCTGGTTTGTTCGCTGGTACCATGCCTTTTCCTGGAACAAAGGTATGACCTGAGGCAGGTTGTGCGCTCTTCAGCTTAGCTACATCATGATCTCTGATCTTCTTACTTACATCTGATCCAAGTAGCTTGAGGAGCTTATCAGCAGGAAGGTTTCCGATGAGATCCTTAATATCATCTGCGTAGTCTCTTGATACGAGATCCACATAGTCAGAGATAGGACGCTCTACACCGTTCTTAACATCTAGGAGCATATACTCTGTGATTCGCCTGATAGTGCCGGTAGTCTTAGGTAAGCCTGAGTCTGCTAGTGCGGTAGCTACTTTCTTATCGTACTCCTGCTCAAAGTGCTGAACTTCTGCTTGGTGTCTCTGCGCTTCCTGCTCTGCTGCTACTTTCTCCTTTGCATCCCGAAGATCCTTAAGCTCCTGCTGATCTTTGCGATACTGCTTCTCCTCAGGAGAGAGATTCTCTTCTTGCATCTGATCCCAGAGATAATCTTCTGCTACTTTTCTGAAGTCTACGCCGAGAGTAGGATCTTTGAGCACTTCGATAGGATTAGACTTGAGCCGCTGAACAAAAGCATCTGCTTCCTTCTTCATCTTAGCAGCCTCTTGCCACTTCTCCTCTGCTGCTGCTCCCTTCTGAGCGTAGGCATGATAGCCAGCTTCATCTACTTCGATCTCTTTGCCTCTGACCTTCAGCTTCTTAAGAGCTGCTGCCGCTTCTTTCTTCTCTTCTTCAGCCTCAGTAGGAGCTTCTTCGTGTTCCTTGTTCACAGGTAGCTTCGCATCCTTCTTCATGTACGCTGGATTCATTCCTGCTGGTACATCTGAGATCGGAGCCTCTGCTGCTTGTGGTGTTGATTCTGTAGTAACTGTGCTTTCCATGTTGTTCCTTTCTACATTGCTTGTGGAGCTTGTTGCTGCTCATAAGATGCTTGTGTCTGCTGATCAGCGTTTCTCGGTAAGTTAGGAGCTGCTGGAGCGTTAACTCCCTCAGCTTGTTTATCTACAGGATTCTGCTGCTGAACTACACTCGCTGGACTCTGCGCCCCGGCAGGAGGAAGCATAGGCGTTGGAAGTGGAGCTTCACCCATCCATGCTAATAGAGCAGGATTCATCATTTGTAGCTGCATAGCAAAGTTCTGGTGTTCTAGCATATGCTGAGTAACCATCATTACGAGCTGAGGATCTTTCCTAGCATCTGGGTTAGCCAGGATAGCTCTGTGCTCTAGCCAGTGTAGCTTGTGATCATCTGAAGCCATAGCGATACACTCTTTGTAATCACGTAGATCTTCGTTCTCGCTCTTAACAAGTAGTATCTCACTCATCTCTGACTCATAGAGTGGCTCAATTGTGCCGGTAGTAAGTACAGCCATATACTCTCTAGTGTTCCTGATCATTCCTGCGCCTAGTAGATCTTGAGCGATCTGGATCTTACCTGCTTGAGTCTGAGATAGAGCGCTCGTAGCTTCTACTACTACTTTATCTACTTTCTGTAGGTCTGAGCCCTTGAACTTCTTCTCTAGGGGCCTGTTAAATGATCCTGCGATAACAGCTTTACGCTCGTCTGGTACGAAGTCTCTTAGGAGGTAAAGGAGCTTTGTGCCGATATCCTGCTGAAGGTTTATATACGAACGCTGCAAGCCTGATGAGAAGGTGATCGCCTGTGATGCAACATAAGCAAGAGCTGTACCTGATTTAAGGTTCTCTGGGGTTTCACCTCTATTCACGGCAGAGATCCCTGCAAGCATCTCCATAATGTGCTCTAGCTTCTCGATGAAGTTGAAGATCTCAGGAGGAGTAGATAGTAGCTCTAATACTTCAGGCTTAACTACTGACTCGATGAGGTTAAGACCGCCTGCCATCTGTACTCTTGTTGCGCCGTTTCCTGGTGGTTGCCAGAAGTTCTGCATACCTGATGCAAGCTGGTTAGAGATCACTACCGAGTAGAGCTTATCTATGACTGACTGTATGCCTAGAAGGTCGAAAGCGATTGAGTATCCAAAAGGGGTACCCTTGATATTAGCTCCTGCAAGTCTTGTGATAGGATACTTTGCGTATGCGAGTGGTCCATCGAATAAGACTGTTCCATCCTGTAGGAATATAACTTGTCGTCCATTCGGACATGCCGGCGTTTCTCTGTGGAAGAAGTGGTAGAGATCGATGAGATCTGTGTGTTTCGTCCCAACACCTGCTGCTGGAATAATCTTTGTAGGATCGACATATCGTTTTCCTGAGGTGATATCGGTGGATATATTAAGGATCTCTTCGGATACTGCTGGATACTGTGCTGCTAGATCGAACCTATTCTTGCAATCGTGCATGATATGCCAATCAAGATCGTTTGTGGTGTTAGTTACATCACGTACAACATCAAAAGGAGTATAGACCTTTACTGCTACGTCACCAGCCTTAAGAGCCATGCCTGTATTCTGATCTACTCCGAAGTCCTCGCCAATGCCAGTATCCCACTCGATTTTCTCATAGCTCTCTCCGAAGATAAGACAAGTCTCAAGAGCATCTTTGCTGTGAGCTTCGAATCCCTTCTCCCTGAAGTAGTAGTCTAAGAGGCCATCGCCTAGATATGCTTGAGATAGTGACTCTGAGTCTGAGTTGATCGCTCTAGTCTTAAGAGCTTGCTTCTCATTCGATGTAAGAACGTTGATATGAGTAAGAAGGTTACGGAAGTGGTTGACCTTGATGGAAGCTACTTCTCCTTCTTGTCCTGAAGCTCTGATCCTACCTATTGCAAAGATCCCGAAGCCTGATAGAGCTGTGTCTTCTAGGAGTCCGTAGTAGCTGTAATATGATCTTCTCCACAAGTCTACTAGAGCAGAGCTAGTGAGATACTGATAGTAGTCTGATACCTTGCCAGCTAGACGATCGCCTATCTCATCGATAGGAGCTGCTGCAAAGTAAACCTTATCGTTTATAGTTCCATATTCTTTCATGTTATTTCATCCTAAACATAGAGAGGAAAGCCTCTTGTGATTGTGATCTCTCAGGATTATTTGTATCGATATAGTGTGTATGAGGATCTGCTCCATTGTAAAGAGGAAAAGGGTTTGAACGTATGCAGTGACGTATCCCATAAGCTAAAGACATGAAGGCGTCCATGTGCCCTAGAGTATGAGTCCTCTCTAAGTCTGTCTTATTCTTATTGAATGTGCCTGATCTTAGAGTCATGATAAGAAGCTTACAGCATGGATCGATCTCTACCTCTCTCCTAGTCAAGGCTACTCGAACTTGGTTGACGGTAGCTTCTAGCTCATCCTTCCTTGGGAGGTGAACTGGATAAGTATGCTGATGCATGAAGTCCACTCTCATCTGACCATCGCAGTCTACGTAGCGTCCTTCAATCCTAATATCTCTCTCCATTTGTCGGCATCCTGCAACCATAACTGCCGAGCCAGTATCGGGGGAATAGGCTCTCTCATCGATAACAAGGATCTTGGCTCTTTCGAAGTCGAAGCACATGAGATGGAACACTGACTTATCTCTGACTCCTCCAACATCACCGCTGATCCAGAACTTGGCGTGTATGGGCAAAGTGATCGGTTTAACATGATGATCCTCATTGAACTCAGGAGCAAGGACTATGGAGCTATCTCTCACCTGTTCGCAGAGATATTCCCTCTTGAAGTCTATGCTATCGATACCACCACAGAGCTTCACACAGCTATCGAACTGCTGCTTACTTAGCTTAGCGTTATCGTGGATAGTGAACTTAAAGAACGCTCCGTTAGATTGTGCCTCTGGTACAGTTTCCAGACAGAAGGGATGATCTGGGATCTTAGGTAGAGTAGTAAGGTAAACTATCTGAGCATGTTTTGAGTGAGTAAGAGCAGGCCCGAGATCAGAGCGAAGGAAATCAAGATAGCTATCTGGATTAGATTCCACGATCTCTTCGATATAGACTTTATGTAGAGTCTTACCGCGCTCACTACCGCTGTTAGTATCAAAGCCGCCAAGTTTAAGCTCACTACCGTTGCTAAAATAAAAAGTATCCTCTGACTTAACATGTCTTATGAGTCCTTCCGGAGCATCTCTAGTTATGAGCTTCATTCTAGGATTAACGATAGCTCTTGTTTGCTTGATAGTAGGACCTATGATCATAACTACTATATCTTTGTTCCTTAAGCAGTCCTCAGTAGCCAGGATAGTTCCTAGTACCGATTTGCCGAACTGCCTAGCACAAAGTACCACTACGTTCTGAGTGGTTTTAGGCATATTACGAATTGTAGTGTATATGATTCTCTGCTGCTGCCAGAGCTTAAAGGAGAGATTCCCTGCTAGCCATAGGATACGAGTAGCATCTGCTTGGGTTATAGCTCCACTCATTCAACTTGGTCGCCTCTCGCTATAGCTACGAGCTCATCTAGCGATACGTTGATAGTAGGAGCATCTTTCGGCTGAGCTTCACCTGCTTCGAGAGCTACGATATCAACATCCTTTAGCCTTGGATGAGTGTAGTCCATCATCATACGAATTATCTTGTACCTAAACTGTGGATCATCTGAGTTTCTGTATAGCTGTACTAGCTGCTCAGTGATATCGAAGCCATGATTCTCAAGAGCGTGTTTGAGAGCAATGGTAACCTTGTTGACAGCTCCCTTAGGTCTGCCTTTACCTCTGCGCTCTATTACTGCTGGTGAGTCATGTGCCATTATCTCTTCTCGTATTTAATTATATCAGCTACTTACTGATCAATTAATATGATCTTCTTAACGCAATAGCTGATTTTATAGAGTTTACCTCTGCCTCTAGCTGATTTACCTTCTCAGAGAAAGCATCTGTGCTAGTCGTTTTCGTCTTAAGCCACATTCTGTATCCCATGAACGAGACAAGAACTGCTACGAACGCTACATCTTGCCAAGTGCCAGTGTAGAGAGCTTTAGCGAAGAACAGCGTAGTGAATACTGCTCCCAGGTCTAGCTTAAGTAATTGTCTGTTCATCTAACCTACCCCAGTACTTTCCTACAGCGATCTTAAACTTCTCAGTGATGATCGGCTTCGTGTCTGCCTGCGATTCTTCCTTACTAACCACCTTCATGGTCTTAGGATCTATCTGTAGCTCTATGAAGCTCCATCCACCTTGCACTCTTCTAACTGTGTATGCTGGTATAGTCTTGCTGCTCATATTAACCCTCAACTACTTCTAGTTTAGGCTCCTCTGCTGCTGCTGCTTCTCTCTCTGCTTCTGCTTTAGATAGAGTCTCAAGCACAGTAACAGCTTCTACAACTAGCTTAGCGTGTGATGCTGGATATAGTCCTAAGAGGATGAGTTGTGCTACACCATCAAGGATCTGCGATAACTGCTTCTTATCTTCTGACATGATAACCTCGTATTAATATATGTTAATCTATATCTTTATCTATTAAAGCATTAAGTAGATCTTCGCAATAGTAATCCTTTACCCTGTCTGCTCTATCGATACTGACTAGATTAGCTTTTGTGTACAGATCCCTCTCTGCTACGTTGTTTCTAGTGTAGCTCTCACTTCTAAGTTTCTTCGTGATTCTGCGACCTTCTACCTTATTCGGACTACCGTGATAGAAGAGCCTACAGAAGTCTGCAAGCCACTTGATCTCGTCTATTGAGAGTTTCTTAAGATAGTCCATGTCCACGCTCCACATAGTTTTGTAACGGGTGGAGTGGCAAGCCTTAAGCGCAAGTCTTTTCTCTTTAGACATTCAGAGTCCTACGTTATGATTGATGTACCTAATAATTGTAGAGCATGGAGTTGATATGATCAATAGGATTAAGTTTGCGTTCCAGGGAAGAAGTCCGAAGTGGGCAGGAGTAAGAGCCGAGTACATCAAGGCTAATCCGAACTGTTTTGCTTGTAGCTCAAGCGAGAAGTTAGAAGTTCACCACATAAGGCCATTCCACACTACACCGGAGTTAGAGCTTAACGCTGATAACCTAGTTACTCTATGCAGAGCTTGCCATTTGGTAATTGGCCATCTGAAAGACTTTGATCTTGAGAATCCTCAGGTGATAGAGTGGTGTAATATGTTCCACACAGCGAAGGAGAAGCAGCTATGTCCTATAAAATAATCTCATGTGATCCAGGGGCGAAAGGTTGCATAGCAGAGCTAGACCTAGATGCTAGGCATTGTAGATGGATGAAGCTCCCTTACCGTGATGATAAGATCCTAAACCTTAGAGAGATACGGTGGCACTTCAATATCCACGATGCTGATAGAGTGGCGGTTGAGAAGGTAGGATTCATCAAGGGAGCTACCGGACAGAGCACGTTTACATTCGGGTTCAATTTTGGCCTTTTAATGGCTCTACTAGCAGATTACCCCTATGAATACATCCTCCCCCAGGTATGGCATAAGCATATCAATGGTGGATCTCAGATAGGCACTACCAAGGAGAGGACGGCTGCTAGCTTCACTCGTATTAACCCTTCTTTCGGGAAGATCGTGATGAACCAGCATGAGGGGTTGATTGACGCTTTTTGCATGGGGTATTACTGCGGACAGAAGAACCATCTTGTGGTGCCTTCTGGGTTTTCTTTCCAAGAGGTGAAGTAGCCATCTCTCTGAGCTCTGCTATACAATCTGCAAAGCATACCTCCATAGCATTAATCTTATCATGAACGCCTAGTATCATACCTCTTAGCAGTGTTGTTCTCTCTTCTAGTTCAATGATTCTATCTTCTAACTTCTTGCTCATTCCTCGTTCCCTTATTCATTGTAATCATATCGTTAGCTACCCAACCAAAACAACCACCCATCATGAGCAGCATTATCACCACTAGCCAGCAGACTAGAACCGCTCCTCCTTCACTATCCATCTATGATGCTCCTTCCTACATAGTTAACGAGCTTATCGTAGTTCTCTTTCTTGGGTATCCTATTGTTCAAGTTCCACCGATGAAGGTTAGACTCTAATATCCCTAGTTCCTTAGCTAACTGTCGGACTGTTCCCGCCATGTCCGCTGCTAGATTGATCAAGTCGCTGTGTTTTATCTTCACGTTTTCCCGCCCTATAAACAAATAGAATTGTTAAGTTAATGCCTACTGAGAACCCCAAAAGAAAACCATATATCATGTTGTTATCTATGCCGCCCATCACTTAGCTCCTCTTAGTTTGTCCCAGTTAATGTAGCAATCTTGCTCTGCACTTGGAGAGAAGTGCCTATCTTCTCGCACAGTGTTCTTAATTAGCTTCTTCTTGCCGCAGTGCTTGCACTTACGAACTACTATGGGATTGCCCATGAGTGGAACCGTACATTCATGCACGTAGTGATGGCTACAGAGCAGCCGTTGAATAAAGTTCATTGTCTATTCCTCCATTGTTGTGTTAAGTATGGACTAAACTATGTATCGCAAAAATGCAACACTTATGAACTTAGAAAATTACATCAAGGCGGTTACCATGCTAAGCGATCTATCTGAGAAGATTGACGAATCATTCAAAGCGACTAACGAGAATATTCTGGAATCATCCAAGAAGTTTATATCATTTTTGCGAGACAGCAAGAAGCCAGAGGCATCAAATAGTATCCCATCTCTGATCTCAGCAGCAGCTAGTATCGGAGGACAACCACTTATAGGAAAGGCAATTGAGATGGTAGTAGATAACAGCGTTTATTTTTCAGACATGGCAGACATTCAGCCCCCAGTATCCCCAAAGAAGAAGAGCATGGTAGACCACGAGAACGACATACTTAAGCAGCTCTTTAGAGATGTATACTCAGCACTATCAATCATAGTGTGTAAAGAAGTAGAAGCAGACCTTAAGATCAATTCGATCCAGCAGCTCATGTACGATACCTTAAATAAAAAATAGCCTAGAGAATTACCCCTAGGCTACCCACACAACAAAAAACAATGAAGCTGCAATATTCCCACACTAAAGCATTATACTTTAGGAGAGTAGGTCTTTGCAAGCAAGTTGAGGATGCCAGTAGCATAAGATTCGTTAGCCATAAGGCTATTAGCTACGTTACGCTCAAACGCCAATTGGCCTGTTACAGCGGTTTTGTCGAATGGCTGAGAAGCGATGCTTTGCTCCAAGTCCATTTCTACGGCGTCTTTCTGCGCTCTTCCAGCATACAGTGTGTACGCTTGACGAGAAAGGTGAGTGGTTGTGAGCATCTCATCACGCTGAATTCTACGTGTTTCGATAGCGTCTGTTAGCTGGTCTCCTGCGATCTGATCGATCAAAGCTGCATTTGGTGTACCCATGATAATTCTCCTTAATTATAATTAAAATCCCGTCCATTGGGTCGTAACTGTGTCTAATGATATCTCTTTCATGAGCTTCTGTCCGAGTAGCGATTGAGCTCTCAGGATATCGTTCTTTAATTGCAAATACTGCTGACGATTAGCTCTTAGCTCGATCTCTGCGTCTTCGATAACGTGATCTTCCAGCAGCTCATATAGTGCTTCGTTTCTCATTTGCAGTCCTTCTATATCTGTGTGTATGCTTAATATTAAGGCAACTAACTATGTACTGTCAATATAGGATTATTTAACTATGAATACAAGCATCTATACCCAAGTGCCCTTTACCGTCATAGCCGAGCAGTGGTTTCCGTATAAAGACTTGCCAGGTGTACAACCTATTTACGGGATCATTCCTAACTCTACAGATCGGCGCAGAGTACCTCAGCTCTCCACTAACGGAGATCCAGTAGATAACTCTCTCAAGGTAGTTTACTCAGGACAAGTTACTCTTCCTAGTGGCGATAAGATCCCAGTTAACCCAAAGGACTATGTACTTTACTCAGTAGTAACCGGCCAGCCTGTGAAGGTGTTGAGTGAGAAGATATTTGGATTGAATTACTTGTGTGAAGATAAGTTACAATTGTGCGGGGATTGCATGAAAAAAGTGGCTTCCATCACAGGACTAGACCAGTTAGCCGTTAAACAATTCGAAGCGATCAGAGCAGCACTCCTTAGGGGAGAGCCACAGACGTTCGGTAATGTTACGTTTCGGACTCCTGAGGAACTCGATCAATACTTGTCTGCTGGTAAGCAGCAGTAACAAACTTGCACACAGATTCTAGCTCTGCGAAGTTCTTAGCTGTTCTGGTCTTATGCAGCAGCTTAGATTTAGTAACTTCATCAGTCACGTGCAAATCAGTAAGAGCTATTACCTTCTCTCTCATCTCCTCAAGTTCTGGATCTATCGTTACAAAGACTTCTTCTTTCTTAGGAGGAGTAACGTTCTTAGCAGTAGCAGCATCCACGTCACGAAGTTCTTCAACCGTTTGCATACCGAAGAGGACTTCTGGGAAGTGAGACCTAATGAGAAAAACAGCCGCACGATACTTAAGCATTTGCTCAGGGATACTCTTGTAGATTGCATTTTTGCTCCATCCTGCATCGTTAGCCATTTTCATAGTTACTGTAGCTGTAGCCTCTGAGTCGTCATGAAGTTTAGCAATAGCCGTGACTGCAAGCGTGTTGCCTTCTCCCTCGACTTTATACACAAGACTCTTCCAGACATTATGCTTCCTAGCGAGTGAGATAGCCATAGAAGCTGTTAGTCCTACTCTGCCATGAATCACGAATAGACTCTGCATAGCTGCAAAAGGAGATATATCGTTTCTGTGTGCGAATTCTAGCGCAATGAGTACGTTAGCCGGTTTCTTCTTAAAATGGTCTGGCACTAGATCGCTGCTGCTAAGAGCGTTAGCTATTTCCTTCGTTTGTGCAAAATTCTCGTAGATTGCTAGTGAATTACTAATCATGTGTGGGTTTCCTTGCTGTGAATGTGAGTGAACGTGATTTAGCCATCTCTGCAAAGTCTAGTGGTTTCTCTACTAGCGTGTCCTTGATCGCTCTCTTATCCCAAGAGTAAGAAGTCTTCACTAGATTCGGGAACAACATCAAGTCGAGTGGCTCTGGGTCTCGTGTCGTGTTGACGTACTTACCTTCCCTAATCTTAGCTGTCCAAACATTCCCCAGCTCAAAGGTGGTATTATGTGCCTCTAGGGAGTTCAAAACGTACCCTTCCAGCCTCTCAGCCGCCCTAGTGGCTGTCGTACCCTTCTTCTTCATCTCAAGCTCGTAGCGTTTGAATCTGGCCGCTTCATCGTACATCATATCTATGATCTGCTTGATATTGTCCACTTTGTTGCGAATGTCGCCGATAACCTCGTCTAGGTTCACAGTCTCATCTGATAACCCCTCTTCAGCTTCGAGAAGTACATCTTGCAGTTTCCATAAGCTCAAATTTTCCATAGTTCCTCCGTTGTGTGAGAGTGTGTCTTATACAAGTTCTGGTATGCTGTCAACCTAAATTCCATAGAACTTGTTAATCGATAGCTTCGTGTGTAAATCCTCGATTCCTACATTTCCGCTTCTATTCTTGGCAGTCTTAACAGCGATATTCTTCTCTGGGTCTTCTCCTGCGTCCACTCTTGCTTGGTTTTTGCAGTAAAGCATAAGCACAACATCGCTATCTTGTTCGATTGAGGAGGATTCCTTGATATCGCTTAGTCTAGGCGATCTCTCTCCGTCCTTTTCCATATCACGGTTAAGCTGAGCAAGCATGATTGCGGCAAAGTCTAACTCAAGAGCCATCTGCTTGAATCGTCCTGTCATGTAATCGATCTCTTGCCTCTTGTCTGCTGCCTTGAATCCCCTTGAAGGACAAGAATACTGCTGGATATAGTCCACTACCACAAAGCTAAGTCCTCTTTCCTTCTTAATCGCACGAATCATCTTTTCAATATGCGACCAATCACCTCTTGAGCGCCAATCGATAGTTATCGGCAGATCCTTTAATTTAAGCAGAGCAGTATCAACAAGTTCTGATTCTTCTGCCGTGAAGGATGAATTATCGAACTTCTCGATAGGAACTTCAGACAGCGTAGAAAGCATCCTACAGTGAATCTCCTGTTTAGTCATTTCAAGGGTAACGTATAGGCAATGATAACCTTGCTGTGCAGCAGTTAACGTGATGTTAGTAGCAAAAGCAGTCTTACCGCATCCAGTGCGAGCAGCTACAGTGTAGAGTCTTCTCGTCTTGAAGCCGCCGCCTAGCTTCTTATCAAGATAGCATATTCCTGTTCTGATTATTCTGCTATTATTGCCGCCGTTCTTGATTATGTCTCTGGTTTCTTCCCAACAGTTGGGTGTGAAATCTTCCTTTAAGACATCTATGTTTTGAAGTTCTGATATGTTATCGAACATCTCGAATAGTACGCTGGTCTTCTCCTTGAAATCCCAATTCTGTACCCTATGAATAAACTGAGTGGCTTTATTTACTCTGCTATCAAGCTCAGACCACTCCTTGAGAACTTCCACCATTCTTGAAACGATATACTTCGAGATATCCATGTTGTAAATGTCGAGTATATCTTTCGACCTGCCAGTAGGATTCTCTAGCAGCCTAATGTGTGCCGCTGGTGTAGATATATTCTCCTTGCACTTATCTCGAGTAATAATGTTGTCAAGAAAGTCCTTGTGGAACTGATCCAAGAACAAGTCTTTTGTTACACCCATAGCAAGAACTTCTTCTAGCTCCTTCGTAGCTGCCTTGAGAACAATCTTCTCTGCTAGAATTCTTCGCTTGAAGATAATGTGATCGTCCTTCACCTTAAAATCTCCTCTCTGTTATTGTTGTGTGTGTTGAATTGCCGATAGCTCTGAAGAAAGTATCCTGATTCTTGACGAGAAGACCTAAAGGGAATCCCCTTGAGAGATAATAATCATCTTTCAGCGTGAAGTAGTAGGTGAATAGCTTAGACATCTTCTCTTCGTCAGTAACGGCTTTGAAGAGTTTCTCTAGCTGCTTCTTGTCTCCACTGTTAACCTTCTCGAGAGTCTGATTGCAGTGCTCTGCCAGTTTGGATAGGTAGAGCTTAGCCACCCACTCTGGGATCTCACTCTTCTTCCTAGTCTTTTTTGGCGTAGAAGAGACAATTGTTTCGCTTATATTATCTTCCTTGTCTTCCTTTGTATTCCTTACTATATAAGAGACCTCGCACTCTTTGAGTCCATGTGCGGTCGGCACCTCGCAGGAGCTGCTAATATTGCTATATAAATCAGTATGTTGACCTCGCTCTATTTCGGGCGGCACCTCGCACTCACCTCGCACTACCAATTTACATACTTCGTCATAATTGCATATTGTGATTAAGTTTCCGTTTCTAGTGTCCTTTTCAGCTTCTTGCTTGTGGATAAGTTTTTCTTCTTGAAGCTCTCTGAGAATTTTTCTAACGTATGACTCACTCATAAGCCAACTAATGTCAGAACTTTTAAAGCTAACCTGACCGCGCCGAAATTGCTGGTTATCATCGCAACCATACCATGCTTTAGAAACTAGGTATGTATAGACAACCCACTTCTTCTTGTCTAAGATCTCTCCGTATCTAGGTGCAATGAACTTATTCATAAAAGACCTGATTTGCTAGCTTCAAAATAGTACAAAAGAGATATTTTTAATAACCCACGTTCTTTTTCAATTTTTATAACACCATGATTTTCAATTGTTTTTAAAGCCAAGCGAACAGAATTACGCTTTACTAAGCCGCATAATTTCTCACTTAACCTGTTACAACTTATATAAACGATTCCAAAGTTTGGATCTGATGGATCTTCACAACAAATAGCAGCTAATTTAGCTAAAATTATTTCACATTTGGCATTAAATCGTCTGTTTTCTGAGAAAACGATTTCTTTGGCTGGCAAAATAAAAAAACCTTCATCAAACACTTAAACCACCTATATATGGTGTATTTTGCACTTGATATACCAGCAAATACGCTATATATAGAAAGTGCGTGTTACTAATTCCTGTTAGAAAACGCTTCTTAATATCCCTAAGACACCAACTTAGGGATTTTTTTATACCTAGAATTACCCACTAGCACAAGAACTATTGACAGATCATAACCCATGAACTACCGTGATTATTCCTTCGACGTAGGTGCCTTAAACAAGTACCAGATACCTTAGGAAAGAAGAGATCTAATAAACCTGTAGGGGGGATTGATGATCTCTTTTTTTATATCCAATCACTACAAGTTCTGGTACAAGATACTCCTATTAACTATTACACTTTAGGAGTTACGAATTATGACACACGATCCGTTTGAAGCAGAAGATACTTGCGAGAAAACAACACGTCAGCAGCCAAAGTATTTCATTGTCGATGTAAAGCAGCAGTTTGATAGCATGAGACAGCTCAAAGCTCACTTATCTGATAACAATCTTAGTGGTGATGAAGCGATCATCAAGGGATTCCCTATGTC